TCAATCTTAGTAGTTATATCATTAATAGTTCCTGCTAATTTATCCATATTAGAAACTATACCTCTAAGAGTATTAAGTTTAGGTAATATTTTTTCTATTTCAGGGATAATAATGGGACAAACTATTGTAGGACCTTTTTCGGCAATTTGGTTTATACCTTCTTCTTGTAACTTAACTAAATAATCATCCTTCATTTTCAATAACATAGATTGAAACTTGTTGGCTTGAGCTGTTAATAGTTTAATAGCTACATTTATTAAAGCAGTTTTTAATTTAGTATCAATTGTAGGCATTATACAGTTTTACTTACTTTAGATTTATAATTTTCAATTTTATTAACTATATTCTGAGCAGCTGTAGCCATTGTAGGAGCTGTTGATGCTGCAGCTGCATTTGGAGTAAAAGGTACAGGAATACCTGATGCCACTAATGCTGAGCTTAATTTAACCATCTCTTGTAAAAATACCTGTAGGTCAGTTAAAAATTTGTCTCCCAAAATAACAGATTCATCTGCCCCTTTATCACCTAATAATATTTTACTATCCTTTCCTACTTTAATTATGGTGTCATTTTTAGAATCAATATTAACTGAACCTGGGGTATTTAAGTTTATTGATTTTTCGGCACTTAGTAATAAATGGTTAGAGTTAGCATTTAATACTAACCTACCTGAATTGAGCATAATCTGTTTACCCGAAAATTGATCTATTTTTTCAGGGGGAGAATTATAACTATCATAATTTGATATAGAGGGAGTTAAAGGAAGAGTTTGAGTAGAAGTTAAATAGATAGAAGATAAATCTTTATTTATATCTTCTTTTATAGGAACCCAACCTTCATCTGAGCTGTTAGGATCTTGGCCATTTCTGAATATAGTAATAGGATCTCCATTTTCACCACTAGAAGACCATGTATTTTCTTTTTCTTTTACGGTACTACCAAAACGAATTGAGTTGCCCCATCTACCTTCATATATAATATCTCCTTCAAATGGTAATAACGGATGGATGTTTAATTTTTCTTGAAAATATTCCCCTAAAGTAATTTCTGTAGATTGATCTGTAGATCTTCTAACTGATCCTCCTTCGGTTTGCTCATAATCCCTTTGTTGGTTTGGTGGTAGAGCATCAACTATAAAAGGAGAAGCATTGTGGTGAGGTGAATTCCACAAACTAATGGGGGTCATGTAATATAATTGAGTAGCTGTTACCTTTTCTCCCAAGTCTGAGGATGGTAATAAAACCACATAAACTATCTCATTAATTAAAGGATAATTTTTTAAATAAGGGAATAATGGTTGTGCTACACCATCAAACGTATTACTATCAATAGATTTAGGAACTTTAATATCTATAAATTCTATAGTACCTAAACCATTCCACTCACCATAAGATTTCCATTTAGAGTTAGTTTCATCTAAGACAATATTCTTTACTCTAACCGCTTTAATTTGATTAAATAAAGCTTGTAAAGTATTAAAATTATTATCTCTGTTACGATTTAAATTAGAATTTAAACCTGAAAATCCAAATTTAGAGGACATTATTTTTTATTATTATTAAGCTTATCCATTTCAGCTAATAATTGAGATTTTTCTTCTTCAGAAATACCAAAACTACCATCATCTTTTTGAGTTTGGATTGCTCTTTGAACAATAGTAGCCATTTTGATTAACTGTTCATCATTTTTTACCCCGATTTCCATATATTCCTTAATTAAAGGAACAATAAGAGTGGCATCACCTATTTCTTGAATTAAAGGTTTTAATTCTGAAATTAGAGCTGAAACTTGTTCTTCTCTTTTTAGTTGGTTTTTATAGATTTCTTCTAATAAATCAGAAAATTTCTTTTTACCAAAGACTACTGAATCTAGCTTACTCATATATTTTATTTATAAATATATAAATTAAGAAAAACTTAACGTAACCATATTCTATATAAAAAACATAACTAGTTTTAAATATATCATATAATTGGTTAGCTATTTTTGTTATCTTTGGGGTTTTTACATCTACCATTTCTCTGATGTAGATATATAGTGCTTTTTTATTAAAAATATCTATGTCTTTTCTTTTACGAAATAGCTCTAATATAGCATCAGCTACTTTAGCATCATTTTCTTTTGGAAATAAATCATAAATATTAACAGTAATATACTCTACATACTGATCTATAAAGTTAGATAGTAAATTTTTATCTTCATTATCATCTATATTATAAGAATGGTTCTCATCATCATATAAAGATTCTAAAGGTGATTTATCTACTCTTTTCTTATAATTTTTCTGATTAGAAATTATTAAATAACGTTTTGTAATGGTACCAAAATAAGAATATGCTTTAGCTCCTTTAGAAGGGTCGAATAAATGGATTTTTGATAATAAAAATGTAATTACCTCATGTTGTAAATGTTCTATTTCATCTACTTCAGTATAATAAAACTTAAAAGTATGAATTATATTTTCTGTAAGCTTAAAAAAAGGATAATGGATAAATTGCTCGTATATTTTGCTTTTAACCTTAGTATCCTCTGTATTATTATACAGGATAATAGCCTCATCTGTTTCTGAGGTGAAATAGTTTTTCGATTTTGCTTTTCTTTTTTTGGCCACGGTGTCTATCAAAGTTCTTTTATAGTAAATTCATTTAAAATCATTTGGATTTTTTTAATTTCAATAAAAAACCACCCAATTTCATCATCGGATTTAAATGAATCTTTCTCATCTATTTCTTTAAGTTTTTTATCTGATTCCTTGATGGCAACATCTATTTTAGAAAGATACCCCATATAAGAAACTAAAATGTCTTCTTGTTTTTCGTTTTTGCGGAGTAGATTAAAGGTCGTATATCCTAAGACTACGACCAAAATCGATAAAATTGTAATGGTTATTTCTAATATCATAACTTATCAAATATATTTTTTAACCCCTCACTTTTAATTTCACCCAAGGCTTTATTTCTTGTAGAGGTAGTATGTTGCTTTTTATTATTATCCCCCAATGTAAAATTACTTTTGCTAGTATCCACGTTATTCTTAAATTTAGGTAACCATTCAATTTCAAATTCAACTCTTGCTGCCATCATATCGGCCTGATGTAGTATAAATGGTAGTGAAGTTCTAGGTTTTGTTTCTGGCATAAATGATTTTAGATATTTTTCATTAGCTAAATCATATAAACCATCATGAGTCTGGATTGCTAACATTTCATTGAAGGTATATTTAATATCATGTTCCTGAAGTAAGAATAATCCTCTATCTGGGATGGATGAAAATGCAATAGCTTTATTATGCATATATTCTTCACCTAATTTCTCCCTTCTCCATTTATCAGTCTGGGGGATATAAGATTCATGTTCTTGGTCACCCATTTTGCCTAAATCGTGATTGATGGCTGAAAATACTAATTCTTCGGTAGTAAATGTAGTCATATCAGCACCAAAATCTTTCCAAACTCCAGACATGGATAAAGCAGCCTTAACTACTCTATTAACATGATCAACATACCCTCCAGGAAAGGCAGAGTGATATTCTTTTTTATGTGAAGCAGGCATGAGTGAAATACGATCTTCAAATTTCTCATAAAATGCTTTTAATTGTTCTTTACGTGGGGAAGAAATATAAGTATCAATATTACCCATAAATTCAACCCAATTCATTTGAATTTGGTCTGCTGTTAACTTCATAACTTTTTTTATTTTTATTTCCGATTAATTTCCGAAGATGATTGTTCTTCTCTTTCAATCATAGCTTTAACATCACTTAGAATTTCCGTAGAGTTCTCTATAGTTTTTAAAAATTCGGGGATTGGAGAACCTCTCCTAACCATAAATTCTAAGGATTTTAACCTAGCTTCTAATATTTCTAACTTATTAACAATAATATCTCTCTGTCTCATAATAACTAATTAATTAAATTATTGGATGGGGTGAGGCACCTATATACCCTTATATCCCTATTTATTCCCCATTTCCCCATTTCCCCATTTCTTATTTCCCTGTAACATTAAGATACGGTAAGTTATCTGGGGAGCCAAGCTATTTTATAAAAGAAGTTACTAAATCTTCTAGATTTTTGATTTTAGCACATTTTTCATATTCTTCTCGGTTTTCAAAAAACTTAATAGCTAACTTACACGCAGTTAAAAGTTCCTCATCTGAAGCTTGTTTAATGTGGTTTTGTTCTTCTTCTAAATTAATATCTTCTAATTGAGAGTATGCTCTATTGTATACCATCACCTCACTAAATTCTTTGATTTTCTTTGATTCCTTATTATCACCACCAGAAGCGGTATTTAATAATGTAAGCAACATTTTATTGTTAAAATCTCCGTGATTAAACACTAATTTCTTAAACATTCCTAACTTAAAAATAGGATTTTTGTAAAAATCAGTATAAGACGCAACGACGTCATCTTGAGAAGATGATGATTCAGGTAAAGAATTTCCTGTAAACTGTTGAAAAAATTTGTCTAAATCCATACCTATAAATATAATTAATAAAGGTAAGGAAAACAAATATATATTAGTCTGTTGTTGGGTTTAATTGTCTTTACACTTGTGCTTATTAACCAAGTTATAGAAATTAACCAGAGCATCCTCATATCTGCGTTTTGCAGAACTATTAGCGTAAGCTAATGGTGTTAACCCAAACATCTTTGAAATGTCTTTATTTGTAATGTTTAACTCTTTTTTTAGTTNTTTAATGTTCATTTTGTAAATCTATTTCGTTTCCACAATAAGGGCAAAAAATTGGCTCAGTATTTTCGTAATCTTCTATTTCTATTTGTTGCCCACAATCAGATTCATAATAATCTGTGTAGAAATACCAATCGCAGTATAATTTTTTTATCATTTTTTTAATTATTAATTTTTAAAAACGTGCTATCCTCTATACACCACAGTCTAAGTATTTAAACTTATCTCGGAGGGAGTCGAACCCTATCTTCCTTTTTATTTAAAAAACTGGGAATTAAACTTCCCAGTATGTTATACAAGTTCTTATTGGAGTTATAAGGCAAACAGTTCCTTTTTTCATTCCCCATTTCATAGCATTTAAGGCATTTCTTGTTTCCTCTGGTTCTGGAGTTACATAATGTCTTACTTTTTCAATTCCCTCTTCTTTTAATATGTAAAATCTTGGTGTCATAATATTTTGTTTTTGTTATTTGATACAAATATAAGCATAACCTTAAGTTCCTACCAAATAAAAGTAAGCAAAAACTTAATATTTGTATCATTTTTATGATATTCTCAATAGAAGTAAGTATTTACTTAATTATTCGCAATAAAATAACCAGAAAACTAAACCCAACAACGTATAAAGTGCATTAAAACGCACCTTATACAATGCGTTGAAATTAACCCAACCCATCTAACTGACATGAAATTTCTTCAATCTCAATTTGGAGTTTAATATATTCATCCTTAATATTTTTGGAATCTGGGTTATTTGGATGGTATCTCCAAAGTTTTTCTTGTAAGCCTATTAAAAACGATAACTCGTTAACTAATTCTGCTTTTAAAGATTGACTTGCCATAATTTTATTTTAATATACATATTATTTTAAACTGTCCCAAAGTAACTGTAATCTTTGTTCAAGCACCACAGCAAAATCATGGTCTTCAGACCCTCTAATTTCATAACAATCAATTTGACCACCATAACTAATATTACTTAAGTCAAATCTAAAACCATTTTCCATTGAAATGGTCCACCTCCCACCCATTTCCCCTTCAATTTGGGTTCCGGGGTATGTTTCACATACTGCTGTAAAAAATTGCTCTCTGTGGAGTCTTTGAATTTCTCTTTTTGTCATAACCTTAATTTCTTTATACCATAAATATACGAACGATTCTTGACTCCTCCAAGTTTATTATAATTTATATTTAAGTTTATATTTTTGAATAAAACTTTCACCTACTGCTAATTCTAAAATCTCAGCATTTTGGGGAACACCCGCTAATTTTTCCTCTTGAACTTGGTCTATATTTTTATTCTTCCAAATCTTCATTTTAACTTTAGCATTTGAACGATTTGATGTTCTAAACACCATTACTACAGGAGAGTTTGGATATGCTTTTTCTCTAGCCATTTAACTTAATTTAATAATCTTTGTGATTTCATTTAATGTTAAATCAATCATCTCATTACATTCTTCATCAGTAATAAAACCATTTGCATACCCACTAATTAACTCTAGAACTTGATTTTCTTTTGACATAACCTTTATTTTTTATTAGGCTCGCACCTTATTTACCCCGTAAATATACGAAAGGGATCTGGCTAAACCAAACCCCTTCGTGGAAGTCTTTAAGATGTTTTCATTATCCTATCTCCATTTCGTATTGGCGTTTCCCATGATCATACTCACTATAAACATTTAAGTTTAAGTAATCACCGTATTGACTATAACTTCCAATGTATTGGAAATTAGTTTTCTCTGTTGCATCATAAGCAACGATAAAATTAAACTCATCTTTAGTAACATACTCTTTGGTATTTACCAACTCTTCAAAACGATTGTACTCTTGTTGAGCTTCGTATCTTTCTAATTCTGTCATAACCCTTATTTTTAAATTTTAAATGCATGGCTTCGCGCCTCATTTACCCTGTAAATATACGAACAATATCTTGCTTCTCCAAATCTATCGGCGATTGTTTTTTGGAATAAAATCACCCTCATCATATGACTTTAATATATGACATTGTTTACATA